CAGCCACATCACCGGTCGCGACGCTCGCGTACGCTGCTGTCTGCGCTCGCCCTGCGACGCGCACAGGATTACCCGAGATAACAGCATCGTGGGCCGCCTGTCCGATAACGTTCGCTGTGACGGTTCCGATGTTGGTCGTGGTTGCGGTCGCACCGGTAAGGATCACCCCCACACCTTGACCGACGACGGTTTGGCCACGACCCGCAGTGATTTCAGCGGTGAGTTCCGCGTAATCCTGGCAGTTGATGAATTGGGATTGGAAATTGATGTTCGCAGCTGGTGCGGCAGCGAGGGCAACGTGACCGGAACCTACAACGTATGAACCTCCAAACACGGTGCCGTTTAGATCAATCGTATTGGGGTCGATCACCGTGGCGGAGTAATTGCCACGAACGGTAGCTCCATTGTTTGTAACACCTGCGAGATGATCTACCCACAGAGTTGGTGTTCCGGTGTATCCATGTGCGGTCGACGTAAGACGGATGACATTGCCAGGTCCAGCGCCCGCGCCCGAAATCGCCTTGAAACCTTGATGATTCATCGAGCGGATGCGGATTTTGTAGGTGGCGGTCGGATCTGGAATCTGTTGATGCCGAACGTACGAGTTCGAGCGTCCACCGGTCGAATCCATCGCTCGGGAGTGGAAGTAGCATTCGTCGGAGAATGGTTCGAGTTCGAGAATTGTGTAACTGACGGTGGTGACAATCGATGATGGCGCGGAGGGAAGTGGGGTCAGTCCGCCGTTTTGCACGCTATAAACCATATTGCTAGCAGTCATATTCGCCGCACCGCCAAAGTCGATGTTCATGCTGTGCTTGCCATCCGGTATTCCGGTAGTTGGGTCCACCGAGACCGCTTCGATGATGTGATGCGTATTGGCTTGGCGAGGAGTTCCGGATTGAACCGCAATCATCGCTCGAAATGGAATCGTGAACGTGTCTTTCGAGAGCAGCTCGACGTACCCTCCTGCGGTTGTTCCAGATCCGATGGTTAGGACGCCACCGGAGACGCTCGCCGTGGATCCACCGCTGGTGGTCAGATCCCACAGGTCCGTCAGAGTTCTAGTCCAGGAATCGCGGAACTTCTTCTGGATCGATTTGACTTTGAACATGTCGTCCACTTCATCCAAGCCAGGAATCTCTCGGGTGACTCCACGCGAATTGGTGAACTGCATGCGGAATGGGCCAACGTCTCCGGTGGTCATCGGTTATCTCCAAAGGCGAAACGTAAGAGTCAGGACGCTGGTGAATTGACGTAGTTCGTGCAAATGGTCGGGTGCATAGACCGGCGAGTTTTCCACGCTGGTGCAACGAGCTCCAGGGAAGCTCGATAGCGTGTTGGATCGGAAGTAGTCGGCGATCTCTTCGACCACGAGCATCAGCAAGTCGATGGCTTCGATTTCGTTGGGTGTTTTCTTTTGGACTGCGACATCGATCTGGTAATCGAAGCTGTCTCGCGATCGATCCAGTGACGCACTGGTGATTCCCTTGGGAACCACCGTGACCTTCAGCTGCGACATCCCTTGCAGATCGAAGACCGGCAGATACAGCCGCTGCGCAGTGAATGGCTGGCTGAACGAATTGCCGTTCAGCTCTGCGGTCACTGCATCTGCGATTGCGACGATACTTGCCGACATTACTCGATCCCGATCTGTTTGGTGTGAATTCGAAGAAGTCTGCGGTGTGGGTCCGACCATCGCCAAGGTGGCTCGCTCCCAGGGGCGTTGACCTCATAGATGTAAACTTTGCTGTTGTCGGTTTCGCGGATCGTGTCACCACGTTCCGGCAGGACCTGAGAACCGGCGAGTACCAATTCCTCAGGTGGAACGAGAAAATCACGGTCGGTCCATTGCATGTGAACGCCACCGTAACCATCCTCGATTTTCATCAGCGTCCGGCCAATGATTGCCGTGACGCTGGTTTGGTTGGCTCCCCTCAGATAGACCACCGTGCTGGATGCATGGGCTTTGAGCTGGTTGGCGAGCCATTCTTGGCCTGCGCGAAGCATGTCGGCCATGGCGCTGCTCCGCTTAGGATTTGATGTCCGGAGGCGTCTTGCCGTTTTGTTCAACGAGCTTGATCAATTGAGAGTACTGATCCATGAGCTGATTGAACTGTTCATCATCAAGAAGCGTTTTCCCACGATTCTTGCGTGCATTTCGAATAGCACCAAGCACCAGAGGGATTCCATATTGCAACCCCAAGATGATCGCAATGCTTGATGCGGCTGAGGTGGCAACCAAACCTCCTGCTGTCCATGACGGTATAAGTCGAAAACGACCCGGCGTCGGATCCCATTCGTCTGGATCCCGAGGGGTTGGTCGTATCTTTGGTCGATCGACGATCGAGTCGATCACATCATCTTGCACCTGTGCTTGGGCGAGCAAACCCATTGGCCATTGCAATGGTTCGCCCATCGTGGTCGAAGGAACCTGGACGATTTGCTCGGAGCCACTGGCTTCATCGACTTGGCAACTTACTTCCCGGGTGCCGGATGGTAGACCCTCGAGCGTTGTTGGCAATTTGCCTCGCATCGCGCTGAGTAGAAACGGAGTCGATTGGCCAAGCCCCTCGCCACCACCAGCCCAGGTAAGTAGCCCGACGACACGTGGGCCTTCATCCGTGTAGTCGATCAAGCTCGAACCGCTGCGTCCTCCGATGGCTTCCGGTTTCCAAGAGAGAATTTGACCTTCCTTGCGATTGAGCCGAAGAACCTGCAGGCTTGGCCATTCGCATCGCGGGCATCCGAAGGTCGTCACCGACGATTGGTTGCTAGGGTAACGATCGGCTAGAGGGATCGGATCGACGTCTTTGGCGAATGCAGGACTGCATTTGAGCAAGGCGAAGTCGACGCTGGTGCCTCGACCGTAACCGGAAGCGATGATCGTCCCGGTTCCTTTCTCGCTCGTGCCGTTGGTATTCCAACGTTCGACGTTGACGGTTCGGCCACGCGTGGTACCGGCTACGTGTGCGTTGGTAAGCACAATCGCATTCCCCTCGGGGGTGCGCCCGACAACCGTACCACTTCCGCATACACCACTGACCGTAACGCGCACCGTGGCCCGGACGACCTGATCGAAACGATCGCCAGCGATGCCGACGGCTGTTGCCCTTGGTTCCTGGTCTACAAGGGTGAGTTCCTCTCGAAGTGGATCAATGTAGATCGTGCTCTGGACTTGCCCAGCCTGGCACTTGCCATCGATGCAGATCGTTTCTTGGGCGAATGTAACGGTGGCGATGCAAACAGCCACCAGAGCTACCAGCGACAAACACTTGGTTTTCATAGTGATTCCTGCGAATGAAAGGGTTTCAAAATTGGAAATACGAATCTGATGCGGGGTTACTGACTAAGTCGCATTCGGACCGTGGTGTCTGCGGACGCCGCTGCGCGAACCACTTTGCCGATCGACTTGTTCCCTGCGGAGGTGGTGGTTACGACATTGGCGGTGTCATCCCAGTAAAGGATGGTCCCAGCCGTGTAGGCCACACCGGTGTTCTTGTTGAAGTCAAAAACCCCATCGACGGCAAGTGAACCAAGTTCGCCCGCTGCGAGTGGACGAACCGTGACGCCGACGAGATCTCCCTGGACGACCACGTCCCCGGAGGCAAGAGCGCCCACGGGGGTGTGATCGATGTAGTGACCTTCCTGAATGAATGTTGCCTGTGGCATGATTGGCTAAACCTCAACTGGTGAATCGGATGAAGGAATGAACACGGTGCCGAGCGAGGCTTATGCCTCACCCTTGCACTTGATCGCTGCGCGTGGGTCTTGGAGAGCAACGCCGAAGTCGTGGTAACCACGCATCTGAACACCGAGGACATTGAAGTCCGCATCGGCGGTTTCGATCGTTGGAGCTTCTTGGCCGTTGAGGAACGCGACCTCGATCAGTGGCAGATCGTTCGGGTCAGTGATCAAGTACCAAGCCTTCGATGAGTTGCCCGTGTAGAGGGCGTTGGCCAGATACCGGCTGACTTCCACGCGGAACTTGCCCACGTGTGGGTTGGTGATCGGAACACGTGCATTGGCGGTGCCATCACGCATCTCGAGCGACTTGTACAGCTGCGAGCCGATCGCAGACAATGCGGTTGGCACGAGCATGATGGCAGGCATGGTACCGATCGGTTTGCCATCGGAATCGACCAGGTCGTAGTAGGCAACTTCCGCCTTGGTCAGTCCATCGATCGAGAGCACCGTATCGGTCCCCGACAGGAAGTTCTTGCTTCCTGCCGTGAAGAATGCGGCGTTGTTGAGGAAAATCGTCCAGAACACATCGTTGATCTTCAGGCCTGAGCCTCGACCGAGTTTCCTCGGAACGGTCGTGATCGCGCCGAGGTCATCGTTGATGATGTCGCGTCGATCGACTGCCATCATCAAGCCGTAGGTGTCGGCTCGGTTGGAGTAACTTTCGTTGCCAAGGTTGCCGTGCTTGAGTTCACCTCCAGGAGCGACCAGTTCGTACTGGTCCTTACCGATGAGCCGGTAGCTGGTAACGGTCTTGAAGTCCGACACATTGCGAACCGCACAGATGTTTCGCCAGACTCGCTCGACGCTGTAGAACCCATCCAATAGAAACTTATTGGCAACGTTAGAGAGAATCCCTCCGATGTCGATGTTGCTCACGGAACTGGCTTCGATGGAGTTACCGAATGCAGCTCGCATCACGGCGCGATGATCGCGGAAGTTGCGTCCGGAGTATCCATTCGCCCAAGCGGCTTCGAGAATCAGTTCCTGCAAGCCGATCCCACCTCGGAACCGTCTGGCTGCCAGTTCGAGCGATTGCGCATCGGCGACTTCCTCAACGTTCGAAAGGTTGGCTGCCATGAAGCAAGCCGCTTCGAGAACCGAAGCGTTGATCGTGTTGTTTTGCACATGAATCGCAGGAACTGCGGGGCGAGTGGCTCGGATCTTCTCGAGCTCGGCCTTTTCCAGATTCCAACCTTCGCGAATCGCACGAGCCTCCAAACTTGGAAGAGCACCGTTGTAAATGCGACGAATCCCGGCGATGCGATCCAGTTCGGTCGCATGAGCACTGCGCATTGCTTCGATCGCGGCATTGACCTCCGGCTGCGTGGTTACAGGTTCCGGTGTTGCCGGATTGGGAGCAACCGTTGAAGCAGGAGTTGCGTTTGGATCGTCTTGAGTTGGGGTTTGCGAATCGTCCATGTCTGGTTCTCCAGGGGTTGCAGATGCCTGAGCTGCGACACTCGCGCTCGTTGCTCCGTCGGCACCAAGGTCTACGAAACTGATTTCACCAAGCGAGGACTTGCGGACCACGTTCACCGGACCGCTGTACTGCGTTCCGTTAACGGTGACCTTTTGCCCTTCTTTGACGAACTCGAATTCATCCACGCCAGCGCCGACTGAGGCTTGCCAGGGGAATCCGTTCTTGGAACTCACCACGACTTCCCGGGCTGCCGGTGTGTCGCGAGAGACAATTCCGGTAGCGATCAGTTGGCCACCTTCAACTCGGATCGCATCGGTGTGTCCGACACCCGAGAGGGGATCGTGACCGAAACGGATCGGCCGCGCTTGCGATGGGACCGATAGGCCAGCCAGATCGATGATCACGGGGTAACGCCAGCCAGCCACGCGCATCGGACCACCGGTGTAGGCGACCATGCGAAACTTGGGGAGCGCCGCTGTGGAGGAACCGTCGGCTGCCGCATCGATGTCGAAGACTGCCGTTGCGGAAATGCTCAATTGGCTTTGGTTTTGCTGGGGCTTAAGCGTCATCGGCTGGGACCTCTTCGTCTTGGACATCTTCGTTTTCCTGATTTGTGGTTGGGGTAACGGACTCGGTTGCTAGACCAAGCTCCGACATGAGTGCGATTTCCTTGGCTCGCTGGCGAAGCTGTGTTTCCCAGTCTTGGCCTCGCTTGGCGTATTCGTCTGCCAAGGTGGTGGTGTGACTGGTTAGACGCGTCGCTTGGGCGTTGGCTTCTTTGGCTGGGTCTACATGCTCGTGGCCATCCCAAAACCATTGGTGTGGCCACTGGGCAAATGGACCAAGTCCGGTGGGAAGTAGACCGGGGAGAAGTGCGGCTTCATCGAGCCAAGCGGCAAGAATGCGATCGAGTACGGTTCGCTCCAAATGCGACTGTTCGACTCGGATCGCCTTGTAATAAGTTTGATGGTCCAGGCGACCTGAGGCGTAGTTGTAGCCCGAGCTATTACCCGCAGCGACGTTGAACGGCATGTTCAAACAGCGAGCAATTTCGTTGAGCAATTCATGTTTGAACTCACCATAGGTCGTCGATGGTTGTTCGGCTTGCATCTGAGCCATCTTCCAACCACCGGGCATCGTCACGAGCGCTCGCTTCTCGAGCTCGATCGGTTCGAATGGCTCGGCTGCGTCGGCTTCTCCGTTGGCCGGCGCATCGGTGTAGAGGATCCCTGCAAAGTCGGCAGCGGTCTCGGCTGCTGCAAGGACCGCCAGCGTGAATCGGCGAAGTTGTGCAAAGAGTGGCAGTGCCGGCATGATGTCCGGAATGCCGCGGGTTTGTCCTGGGCGATCGGCTCGAAACCAGTGCAGCACAGCATCGGCTGGGATGCGGTCATAGTCGCTGCGAGCCGAGTAAAAGCCATCCCCTGGGTGAGTGCGAAGAACGTGGTATTCAACTGGATTTCCAGAGGAATCAAACACGATCCCGTCCACGGCGATGGTGGAAAGCTGGTCGAGATCGGGCGTCGTGACCTGGTCTGCCTCGACGAGGCGAAGGTCGAGTTGGACCTCCGTATTGAGGCGAGGATTGTTCGTGAGGATTGCGAAAGATTCGCCATCCGTGGCGCGTGCCATCCGCATCGTGCGGAGTTTCTCAGCGAGATGCACCGAACGAGCCCACAGCATGAAAGCTAGCTCGATGCGACGATTGGCTTCAGAGTTGCCAGTGAGCATTTGCAACCGGGGGCCGGTACCCACTACGTCATGCGCGAGGGTCAGGACGATCCCCCGAGCATACGAGTTGTTGGCCGTTTCATAACGAGCACGGTTCCTGAGAATCCGTCGAACAGCGGCGCTATTGGATGCGTTGGGCGAAAGCCCATCCGCATTGGCCCAATGGCGTCGATTATCGTCAGTGGTTACCGCAGCGTCATAGCGTGCGCGCACAACCCTCGCAACGCTTCGTGCCTGCGAAGGAGTACTCTTTGGTGACCACCAATTGGAAATCCAGGACAACACGGTTATTCGGCCCCCGGTGGAACAATCTTGTTGAAGACCAAGCCACGACGCTTCGATTTCGCGGCTTGCTTTGAGGCTAGATAGCGATCGGCTTCGATTTGGTCGGTCAGTTTGTGCTGTTCCACGCTGCCTGCGTCGCCAGAAGCTTTGGCAGGACCTTCCGCATTGGTGCGAATGGATTCGTCGATTTCTGCCATGGGCAAGTGACTCACACGCAAGAGGAACGCGACCAAGAAAGAATGGGTCGGTTGATGTGTGGGTCGATCGGTGGTTGGGTAGAGGTCGATGTGGATCGACGTTCAAGTTTTAGCAGCACTCACGCCGCTGCATAGAGGCAAACAAGGTTTTCAGAAAGCCAGTTACACCTATGGAACTCGGCCTGCGAATCCCTGTCTTTTCGTTCGTTCAACAGCCTACTTTTTGGCTTGCGGCTTCTCGCGCTGGGCGATCGTTCCGACCAATCGTTCCGTGGTCAGGAACCTTGTTTGGCACTTTGGGCATCGACGTAGCCGAACAATCTTCGATTCCCTTTTGCGTGTGTAAACCACATCGAGCGCTTCATGTCCGCACTCGCTGCAGACGAGTCCCCGCTTGATTTTAACCTTTGTCATGGCGATTCCTTTTTCGTTGGATTTCCGCGAAACTAACCCGTGACCTACTCTGGGGAACAACCCCAGTGAATTCCTTCAGCGCCGCACCTTGCATCGAAGCTGCGACCGCACAACCGACGATGCAATCGAGCCAGTGGTTATCTCCTCGCTCCGGACGCGACTTCCATTCGTCGACGCTGCGACCTCGTCCCTCGGTCTTGACTCGATACTCCGCTGTGAGGTGTTCAGCAAAGAGCCGATGCATCTCGGGTGAGTCGCCAAAGAGCGACAGGCAGCCTCGATCCCCCAAGGGAACTGACAGACGTCCGTACAGAAAGGACTTCCAGTAGTTCGTGTCGTAGACGACGTGCCGCACGGCGCGTTTGCCATGAACATTGGGAACACGCCAGTTGTGACCAACGCGATCCCCTGGACGTCGCTTGTATTCCGAGAATGGTTGACTTGAGGCACCGACGAAACGACCGTGGCTTGGCATCACTATTCCAGCATGGAGCGATTGACGGGAGAATTGATAAATCACGTCGGTCGACAGCCCCCAGTTGGCATCGATCAGACAGCGATCGATACGCAATGCTGCTCCGTCATCGCGTTGCCATTCCCGCGAGAGTTGTTTGTTGATCAGAACCTCAAGGCCTGCGTAGATGGAACCTTCGAGCCCAACGGAATTCGAACTCGATGCGAGAGTGCTGCGTGCATCTCGCAGCGTGAAGTAGGGGCGCTGCTGATCTGGATAAGCTCCATAGTCGACGATGTACCCAGTGAAATCCGATTCCCAAGCAGCCACCACGTAGAATAGCAAGCTTGCTTGGACGTCGACGAACATGGTGAGGTGATTTGCACCGATGGGGATCTCGCCTCGCTGCATGCGGTTGAACTTGCTGGAGATTTGCTCCGCTGTGAGTTCATCTTCACTAGCGTCGATCTCTGGCAAGGGTTCGTTTTGGTACTCAGCGAAAAAAGCTGCTTCGTCTTGCAACTTAAGATTCATCGCATGTTGGATCGCCGACCGTTCGTCATAGTTAAATCGCTCGGGCCAAGCGATTCTGGCTCCCTCATCCATCTCATCGCGATTGTCGGTGTAGAACGTAGTGGCTAGCTCGATGTCTCCTTGATTGCGTAGGCTCTCGGCTCGGATTTCGCTGTAGCGTTGCCAGAGCTTTTCGTTTGTTGGGAAAGAATAGACCATCTTGGTTCTCTCCCCGTTCCACTCGGGATGCCGATCGCGTGAGAGAATGTTGTCGGCCATGTCTCCCGGTCTGATGACCGTGCAAGGCATAATCCCGGAGATCTTCTTGCCTGGGCCCGCTAGTCCCAGAATCGCACCAGCGAGAATACTTTCGCGCGTGGCACATTGAGAGAGCGATCGAGCGGATTCGTCGGTTTGAGGGTCGTCGATCACCACCAGCGTTGGCCGAGCCGATTTGCCATCGGCCCGTTTGTACTTCATCCCTCGGATCCGACCGGTAATGCCGGCAACCTTGATGATCGCCCCGGATGCTGGGCTACCATCGATCGTCGGCAGCACGACCTCTTTGGCTGTCCAGCCAATATGAGTTCGTTCGCCCTTGTAAAGCTGGCCATTGCAGCGATTGGCAATCCCATCGAGGGCTTGGATTGGAAACACCACCTCGGGATAGTCTGCCACGAGCAGGTCGTTGCCATCGAGTTCGGTCTTGATCGATTCGAGCATGTCGCATGCATGGCCTTCGTCGCTACCGATGAGGCATACGAACTCTCTGTGGCCGTTGAGCACCGCCCAAATGCATGCGCATTCGCAGACGCTGGTCTTGCCACTACCGCGAGGCATCGCCATCGAGAACAGTCCACCTCGAAGCACCGCTTGCTCGATCCGACCGATGACCTTCAGGTGATCCGGAGACCATGGTAGATGGAACGTCTGCGGGAAGTAGGCTTCGCAGAAGTACCGGAAATCGGTCTTCGCTCTTGCCTTGCGATCGGAATCGACGATCGCAGGTAGCTCCCCGATGTCGCGACCAGCCAGTGCCATCGCTGCGTTGCGTGCGCGAGCGTTCTCCTTCATCCGCTCGTACGGATCGCCATCGGTCTCTTTGCGTGGTGCATGTTTTTCTTGCACGAGCCACGCGATGTACCGAAGCAGATCGACATGCTTGCCATCGCCGATACGGTTGCCGGCTCGCATCCGGTGACGATGGAGTTGTCGATCGGAGAGTACTTCACCGATCGGTGTTGAGTTGAGCAGCCGACATAGCTCGCTCGGCTTGAGCTTTCTTGGATCACTCGCCACGAGACATCTCCTTGAGCATCCATGCTGCATAGGCTACGAGACTGATCGTGCCGTCCTTGTTTTGGGGCGCACCGTCCGCAAGGTCATCTGCGATTTGCTCTTCGGAAATGCGGATCTTGGCTGCTGCCGAGAGGAGCTTCGACGCTTGTTCGACGGTCAATCGATTCGGATCGATCGGACTCTTTCCGCTGCTCATACCTGGCTCCCTTCATAGAGGCGTCGCACCGTGGCCAACACGTGCCCCACCGGTGCGTTTTCTTTCGACATTCGGCCCCTTGGGCACATGCGTTTTGCACCCCACACGGGCCCAACCGTTGCGTTAGTGGGGGCACCGGAAAACATGCAAAAAGACTGGGGAAAACATGCTTTATCGGCTGGATGATTTCCGAACCGCAGGGCTGAATGTGTCACACGCGAACGCAACGGCGATCGCAAACGACAGACCCACCCAACCCAGACGGAGAGACGCAGATGAACGCAAACCAGATCGCTTTCGGAATCGAATTCGAGACCACCCTGCCAAACAGCGACACCACACCGATCGGACCCTACCACCACGGATACCAAGTACCTTGGCTCCCCACCGGATGGCGAGCCGAACGCGACGCGAGCATCAAACCAGAAACACCCAACCGCAAGGGATGCGAATTCGTAAGCCCCAAGCTCAAGGGATACGAAGGCCTCAAGCAGATCGAGGACGCGATCGACAAGATCAACGAGCACGACGCGAAGGTCAACGCGAGCTGCGGATTGCACATAACGATCGAATGGTACGGCGACGCAGCCGCCTTGGCCCGATTGATTTCCTTGGTCGGCAACCACGAAAAAGCGATCTTCGCAAGCACCGGCAGCCGACGCCGCGAACAAACGGTCTACACCAAACGGATCAAACAATACGGAGACAAAGATGCCGCTAAGAACCGATGCGAAGCGGATCGGTACCACCTGCTGAACCTCACCCACCTGGCAGCGGGCAAGAACCGAATCGAATTCCGGGCCTTCGCCGGAACGCTCAACAAGACCAAGGTGGTTGGATACCTGATGATGGTCCTGGGTTTGGCGGAGCTCGCGATGAACACCAAACGATGTGCGGATTGGGACTACACCAAGAAAGACGGCACCAAGAGCTGCTGGGATCGACCCGGGGCCGGCTTGGGCGAGACAGAACTCAACCGACTCTTCTACCGGCTCGGGTGGACCAAAGGTTGGTACAAGGGTGACCTTCGCAACAAGATCTTCGGAGAGATCACCGGCGAGACCAACCGCGAATGGAAGACGATCAAGAACAAGCTCTTGGAGATGGCTAAGAAATACGACCAAGCGGCCTAGAACCAACCAGCGATAGACAACGCCGCCCGACCCGGGGCGGTGTTGTCCATTACTGGAACGATTCATGCGAACCGACCGCAACGGTCCCCCACAAAACGTCTTTCTCGGATATGGCTTAGTAATCCCCCAC